CGTCTGGTCGCGCTGGAATGCACTGATCACGTTGCCGTCACCGTCCTTGTAGGTCGCCTCCTTGCTGTAGTCGATCTCCAGCGTCTCTTCCTCGCCGATGAAGACATCGCCGAAGTCGGTGAAATAGATCTCCGACTCCTTGCCGGTTTCACCGAGATTGATCGGCACCTGCGTCGTCTTGCCAACCGGATAGCCCTTCAGCATGCCGTTGGCGAGCTCCGGATAGACCTTGTTGCCGTTTCCGTCGCGCAGGCCTTCGAGGAAGCGGAACGTGCGGGGAGCCATGATCCAGCCGGGTTGCGTCAGGTTGGCGTCGGCGTTTTCGAGCGCGAGAATGGCCTTGCCGAGATCCGTTTCGATCTTTTGCAGCGTCAAAGCATCACTCGCGATGAGGACGTTGCCGGGGAGCGCCCAGAAGCGCAGGCCCTTCGGAGTATTCGCCGTGCCATCGTCGCGAATGAACGCCTTGTCTTCGCGCGCACCGATCGCGGCGGTAAGGTCGCCGACCACGATTTGATCGACGTTCGGATTCACGCCGGCGTACTTGATGAGATCGTTCGCGATCGGCACCAGCGCGGCCATCTTCTTTGCCGTGAGTTTCAGGTCGTCGAACTGTTGTTGCGTAGTCGGGAAATCGCTGTCCGCGCCGATGTAGCCAACGATAGCGCCCCCCTTCAAGCGCGGGATGGTGATGTTGCCGTTCGAGAGCGGCAGCGTGCGCGCGCCGAGCTTGCGAACGACGGACTTCGGGCGCAGCAGTTCGATAACCTCGCTCGACAGGTTCTCCGGCACGAGGATGCCACCCGCGCTCGACGTGAGGGTGTTCAGCGACATCGCGACTTCCTCGCCGAATCCGCGCTCGATCGCCAGTTTCGACGCGAGTTGTGCGTCACCGCGTGCTGCCGCGAGCGCACGGACCATGCGCGCCATCTTCGCGCCCTTCACTTCGGGCGCTTTCGGCTGCGCCGGCACGGCCGAAGCGGCCGGCGCTGCGACGGCGGCCGGCGTCGGATCGACCGGAACAGCAGCCGCCGCGGCCATGCGCTCTGCAGCTTCCGCGCGCTCGATCTGCGAACTCAGATCGTTGAACTTCGTGCTGAGTTGGTCGAATTCGGTCTGTTGCTCGGCCGACAGAGCCGTGCCGCCCGCCTCGATTTGCGCCAGCGCCTGCACTCGCTGGTTGATGGCTGCGCGTTCGCGGCGGAGTTCATTGATATTCACTACTCTTCTCCAAAAAAAATGCCACCCGAAGGTGGCAGTGCTCGACCGAGACGCGAACGCGCTTCGGTGTTGATCCCGATAAATCAGATTTCTTGTGACTGTTTACATCATGGTCCGCATATTCATCGCGGCCGCGCGCGCCGAGACGCTACGCCTCGCGTTCGCGCCTTGACGGTCGGCACCGGACGAGCGCACTTCGGCAGCAATTCGGTTAATCGCTGCCTGCGGCGTCTCAACGCTATCTGCAAGTCCGGCATCGACTCCCTGCGTGCCGAAGAAGATGCCCGCCTGCGTGTCCTTCACCGCTTGCGTGCTCAAGCCCCGGAAGTTCGCGATTGCGTCGACGAACTGCTTGTAGCTGTTTTGCACCATGCTGGTGAGGAACGTCAGCGACTGGTCGCTCAGCGGCTCATGCGGCGTCAGATCGTTTTTGTGATCTCCGGCAAATACCGACGTCACCTTGATCCCCTGCTGTTCGTCCCGCTTCGAGACGTCGAGATGGTTCGCGATCACGCCGATCGAACCGACGCCCGAGGTGCGACTGACGATCACATTCGACGCCGCAGCCGCAATCAGATAGCCGCCCGAGAAAGCCGAGAAATTGACGATCGCCGTGATCGGTTTAACCAGCGAGGCAGCGCGGATGTCGTCAGCCAGCTCGAACGCGCCGGTCGCGCTCCCGCCATTGCTGTCAATGTCGAGGACGATATGTTCGACAGCCGGATCTGCGACAGCCTGATTCACGGCAGATCGCAGGCCCTCATAGCTCGTCATCGGCTCGCACGGGTTCATGTGCGCGGATCGCGATACCAGAATCCCCGACACCGGGATGATGTCCATGCCTGTATCGGCGACCAGGGCACGCCGACGATCCGACGCCGCAGCCATCTGTGCACCGCGGTCGAATTCGTCGTCTTCCATGATCTTCGGCTGCGCGTTGTTCACCGTCAGGTTGACGATGTTCAGGTTGAGCGCGTGGTTCGCCCACTGCACTGCGAGCGACATCATCGGGTCGGTGACAAGCTGTGGCTGATTGAAAATCAGACTTGCAAGTCTGAGGTGTGGCTTCAAGATAGGATCCTCTCAATTTCGTGGACTGCTGCTTTCGTCGGCTCCGTTTTGCCGACAGGAAGCTGCTGCGGCTTCGATGCGTCGACCATGTTCATCGGACTCAGGTAGATGTCACCGCCCTTGACCGGCGGCATGTTCTCAAGCCGCCGAATGTCGTTGATCGACAGCCAGCCCCACTGGCGCCCGACTGCATACGCGGCGTACCGCGACGATTGATCGCCACGCAGCAGCCCCGCGAGGTTGTATTCGATGAAGTACTGCTTACGCTCCGACGGCAGCAGCAGATCGCGAGTCTTCGCCTGCTCATGCCGTTTGACCCACGGCAACAGCGTGTATATGACGAACTGGATTTCCTGATGCTCGATGTTGCTGAACGTCGCTCGCTCCAGCTCGTTCACCATATGAGCCGGGATCTTGTAGATCCGCGCAATGTCGAGCGCCGACAGGCGCAGCGCGTCGATCAACGCTGCGTCGACGTTCGTCATCGACAGCGGCCGGAACGTCATCCCCTCCTGCAGAAGTGCGACTTTCTTCGCGTTCCCGGATCCGCCGAACTTCGAATTCCAGCCGTCCGTGATTCGATCCACACTGGCCTGATCCTTCAGCGCCGGACTTTCCTTCGGCCTCTCGATCACACCCGATAGCGCGGTGCCGTTCATGAACGACTTGCCGGCGTACTGTTGGATTGCCTGCGCATGCCCGATTGCGTTTGCGTGAAGCAGAACCGGCGACAGTCCGGTGTAGCCGTTGATCGACATCCAGCGCACGTGATGCACCAGCCGCCTCGGCATCGGATCGGAGCCGTGGACTCGAAAGACGGGCATCAGGTCCGGGCCCTTCATAACCGTCACGGCCTCATTGTCGAGCGGATACAACCCTTGAATGACACCGTCCTGATCGCGATCGATGAAGCTATAGCTGTTGCCGCGCAAACCTACTGCGACCTGCGATTGCTCCTGATACTCAAACGGCGTCTGCCACGGGTTCGGCGCATATTTCAGGATCGAATACAAGGGGTGATCGATCGCCGGCTTCCTGTCGTCGCCCGAGCGCTCATACAGCTCGATCGGCAACTGCGCGATGCTCTCCGAAAGCAGAGTGACGCAGTTTTGCAGGACCGTAAGCGACAGCGCACTTGCAGGAGTCACAACCTGTCCGGCATCCGAGCGCGAGCTACCAAGTAGCGCCGACACCCACCCGCCGGAACCCATCTGCGTCTGGCCAAGGTTGGACAGCAATTGCCTACTGAAGAACATTGCGCTACTCCCTTGGCTGAACAACGCGCGCAGCGCGAGCCGCCGCAAGATCCGCAAGGAACGCCCACAGCAGCAACAAGACGCCCGCAACGATGAGCCCGATGGGTAGGCTGATCAGCACCACGCCCGTCACCAGCAGCGCGAACCCGAGCAGGCCGGCCACCCAGGCCGCAATACCAATTGAATTCAAACACCCACTCCTTGATCGTAGATCGACTCGGAATTGACGCGATCGGCCAGCATTGCCCGACCCACTGCCATGATGAGCGCCACGGCGCCGTCGATTTTGTTGTCGTTGCCCTGCTTGATCGGGCGCACCACATCGTCGTTTCCTGGCAGGTTCTTGCCGATGACGTTGCTGATGCACCACGTCATGATCGGGTTGCCGTCGTGATGGAACCGGCCCGACGTAATCGCCGCCTCCAGTTCCTTCATTGGATCCGACATGTTCGTGTAGTTCTGCACGATGGTGACCGGCGTCAACCCTTCGTCCTCGAGTTGGTGCGACAGGTTCGTTGCGCCATGCGGGTCGAGCGGCGTGCATTGCACCGGACACACCCGACTCGCATCCTTCGCTTCTTCCAGAATGTCGCGATAGTCGATCTCCGCTCCGTCCGTTTCGAGCAGAAAACCTTGATTGACCCACGCTTGATACCGCTCCGCCATACGACGGTTTTCGGTGTTTCGCACGGTCTCCTCGGGCACCCAGAATCGCGGTGCTACGCAGAAGTAGTGCCGCCGCCCATCGATATCGCGCCACAGAAGCCGAGCCATGCTGTTCAAGTCAAGCTTGCGCGCCATGTCGAACGCAAGCACGCAATCTTGCCCCTCGAACTGTTCAAGGGTCAGCGATCGGTCTTCGCACGCTTTCCAGTCTTCGAGGTTGAAATAGCCTGCCTTGGCCGACGTCCAGACGTTCAAGTGCTTCGTCTTGAACGTATTCGTGAAGCGCGCGGACTTGATCGCGCGTTGCTGCTGGCTTTCCAAATACTCCTGATAGACAGAAATTCCGATATTCGGATTGGCTTTGGCCAGTACGCGCGGATCGGTCCAATCGTCTCCTTCGTCGATGGTCCAGATCCATCCGAAAAGCTCGTCGTCGGGCACCGTCCCTTCGAGCATTTCGATTACCTGCCGGCGCTTGTCGTAGCATGGCCCCTCGATGTTCGCGCCCGCAGTGGTGATGATGAACATGAGCGGCTGCCGGCGCGCACCCATGCCGGTCAGCATCGTTTCGTACAGTGCGGCGCTATCGTGCTCGTGGTACTCGTCGACGATCGAGCACGATGGCGACGCGCCGTCGCCCGGGTTGCCAATCAGCGGCTCGAAGCGGCTGCCATCCTCGGGTTTGTTCATGTTCGACGCATTCACCTCGATGTCAGCCGCATCGATCAACTCAGGTGAGCGCTTCACCATCAGGCGCGCCGGGCGAAAGACCTCCCAGGCCTGCTTTTCCGTCGTCGCGCCGGCGTACACCTCGGCGCCGAACTCGTCGTCCAGCACGAACATGCCGATACCGACACCCGCCGCAATGACAGATTTGCCATTCT